TCGACAGTCTTGATTTCGCCAAAGTAGTCATCATGGAGGGCAAGGAACCGGATGAGACTGGATTTGCCTCCTCCCTGCTTACCGACGAGAACCACGACGTCGTCCAGCTTGCACCCCGGCAACATCATCCGCCAGATCCCACCGGCGAAGATCAACCGGGAGCATTCATGGACATATGGCGTATCGTCCGCTTTTGCCCACACGGTAAGGAAATTTGCACACCGTTCCACACCGTCCCACGCAGGCAACCCTTTCAGTAGTTCTATCACTGGGTTATAACTCCTTTCCTGAAACAATATCCGAAGCGCATCGTAGTGCTTCTTATCGGAATAGATGCCGAAATTCTGCTCGATATACTCTTTGCTCAACGCCTCATCAGCATCTGTCCACCGGCGGATATCAATGGTCTTTTGGTTCCCTTTTACTGTCACAACGTGCCTCTCGGCGTAATTCGCCAGAACATTGAACCGGACATTATCGTAGAAATCTTTCTTCAGCATGATGCTGCGGAAGTTAAAGATAGTAGGTTTTGGCTTGCCCTGAGAATCCAGTTCCAGAAACGGGATGTCGTTGCTCTGGTATAAGGCCGCATTGTATTCCCGGACTCTGTCCAGTTCTTCCTGCTTTTGCTTATTGCTGTAGGCAGTGAAGATCTTATTTATCAGCTGTTTCGATTTCAGTTCTTCCGCACGGGCAAGGAAGATTGATTGAGCCATTGCGCGTTCAGTGGGGTCTGGGATCTTGCACACAGATGGAGCGGCGGAGATTAAATCATCAACTGAGAATCCAGCAATGGCCTCCGCCATGTCATCTGCGGCCTCATAGGTTACGATTTGTTTCGCAATTGTCTGTCACTTCCCTTCCATGAGGATTTGGTACACTATGCTCCCGGTGTCCTGCGGATGGCAAAACCGGAAGGTGCATCCGTATTTCTGCTCCATCGCATCCATCATGCCAACGAGGCGCTCAGATGATACCGGTGCTTTCGGCACTTTGCAGTCAAGCATTTTGCCTGCCCTGTGTGCCCGGATGATCAGTCCCCATTTGCGCTCATACTCTTTTATGCGCGGGTTTTTCCAGCGCTTTGCGTCATCCATGCAAGTGATGTTCTCATCTTCAATCAGAAACACAAGGTGGATGCCGTCCTCCTGTGCCCGGATACACTCCCTGCGGAACCGGTCATGGTCGCTCACAAGGTCGGAGTAGATTTCCTGCATTCCCTTCTTGGTGTCCACCGCAACGCAAGGGACTGTCTGATAGTCCCCTACGTTCAGTTTCTGCCTGCGGAGGATTACACCGTTTTCATCACACCATTGTTTGATGTTGTCATGCTGGCCTTGCTTTTGTGCCGAATCTTCAATTATTGTGATTGGGAATCACCTCCCATTTCGTTTTGCAGTATCGTAGTCTTCAAATCGAGGAACCTTTTTGAAAATTCGTTTGTTGTTGCACCAGCGCTGGAGATTCCTGATTTCCTTTGGAGCATGAGGTTTGTCGTAAATCATCACGTATGGATCGTATCCAAGGTCGCGGAGAGTGTAGATGCGGTACAGATTCTCCTCCATTGTGGAGTTGAAATTGGTGAGGCAATATACCATTCCAATATCATGCTTTCGGCGGAATCCATTTGCGAAATTCCTGAACTTTGCCTCCAGATCATCTTTTGGGTTATCCCATGCAAAATGTAATGTCCTCAACCGCATTTCATTGATATCTGCTATGTCATCGTCATTCAGCAACCTGATATCAAGTCCCTGCGTGAAATCCAAAATAGCGCCAGTTTCTTTGTACTGCTGCATCAGATCTCGCTTTTCCCGGCAGGCAGTGATGTTTGGATCCAGAATGCGGATTTCCTTTTGCCCGTTCCAAAAATCAGAAACATCAGCAACCTTTACAGCACAACGGCCTTCTTTGGCAGCCACATGGCAAAAGCTACATCCTCTGGGGCATCCCCTGCTGGTCATGGATACAGCAAAATCAAATTGCGGATAGATAGAATAGTCTGGGAAACTTTTCTCAATCTGGGGTGGAAGTGGAACGTTTTTACTTTGGTCGAAATGTTCCTTGCCATCCTCCCCCAAACTGATACAGTATCCGGTGCCACCCTTAATCACCTTGCCGACGTTAAACGGTTCTGGAATATCCTTGCTGTATGCATCAGAGAAGATCTTTGACATATAAACAATGTCGTAGTATTCAAAATCACTCCACCACCAGTCGACTTCATCACCTTGTGCTTTGTGATAGGAAGAGATACGCATCAGCGCGAGATTTGGAAAGTTATGCCCGTCTACGTCGATCAAACCAATTTTCATTTAGAAGGGAAGATTTCCGTCATCCACATCATCCGCTGCCGTCATCACGGGAGCAGGAGCGGGTTCTTTCGGATCTTTTTCCTTCGGCTGAGACGGAAGGTTACCCTCACGCACCTCGGTAGCAGTGCAGAAGTCCTGCACATCCAGTGCATCTTTCAAAGAACCATTGTTCTTGTCCCAATAGTGGCGAATGCCGATCACAAGGCCAATGCCACGTTTGACAAGGCAATTCGGATTGCCCCAGTCGAATACGAATCCGGGATTGGTTGCCTCGACGCGGGTAATGAATTTCTTAAGACGCCACATGGATTTTTCCGTATAGTATACGCGGAACGTGTGGCTCCATTTGCCCCATGATTCGTAGGCATCCAGTGCAACACCCTTGTACTCGCCCTCGACCACATCGTACTCGATGTCGAGAAACTGCTGTTCAGGGTTATCATGTACACCGTGAATAATGCAGACGTATCCGCCCATAGGCAGGCGACGGGTCTTGCCACCTTCTTTGATCTCATTCCAGTTAGTCGGTTTCTGAATCATTGTTTTATCTCCTTGAATTAATTAGATTTTTTACGCGTAACGCGTTTTGTGGTATTCATTGGCTTGTACCAGTCGTCGTACCAGCCGCTGTCGTTGCTTAATCCAAGCAACCAATCTGCTGACACATCAAATGTCTTGCAGATTTTGATGATATTCTTCGAGCCAAGATTGCGGCCTCCGCTTTCAAGCCTGCATACCGCAGCACCAGTCATTCCAAGCTTTTCCCCAAGTTCTTCTTGAGTAAGGCCAAAATGCAGGCGTAATTCATGGATGCGCGAATGCATAGTCATGTCTGAATTACCTCCCCGGTTTCTGGGTTCGTAATCATCCCCATCTCATCTGCCTTCAGCAGCGGGCACCAGTATCCAACGGTATCGGTACTGACAATTAATTCACCAGTTTTCACGCAATATGGTCTGCTGTAGGTTTGCAACAGCTGGCAGTACTTGCAGCACACCTTTCCCGGCTGAAAGAAGAGGTTTACCCACCGCTCTTCATAGGATAAGCAAGCGCTCTCAGTGTTTGCCATCGTCTTCCGTGTCCTCGCTTTCCAACGCGATTGTGACCTCGAAATCACGGGGAATGTGGTAGTCCACCACCGTGATGTTCGGGAGGAACTGAAGCAGCGTCCCGACTTCTGAGATGGACAGATGGCGGAAAGACAGCACTGTGGTTGACACTTTGATGGAAACATAGTATTTGACGCTGCTGATTGGAATGTATGTCGGCATCATGTCATCCTCCTATGTTCCAAAACTTACGGATGGTAGAATCCACGAACTTCAAGTCATTTGGAATTTCATAATCGAAAAGTCCTTCTGGTGACTTCTCCACCCCAAGGCCATTGCTGTTGGTGACGAACAGATGTTCTTTCCCTTTCGTGATGCAGTGCAAGCAGATGGTCACCATGCCCTCAAGGCACACCTTCTGATCCAGCAGTTTGCCGATGGTTCTCAGCTTGGTATTGCCGAAATCATCGGAGTCCTCATGCATCATGATGTACACAATGACGTCATCCGGGAGTTCTGTTTTGATAAACCGGAGCAGTCCCCACATAGTGTCACCGATGGTGTTGTACAGTACGAACTGGTCACCCTTGCCGTGGCTCCGCATGAATGTGTTTGTCATCAGATACCCGGCGTCGTCAATTACTGCCGTCTTGCAAGGCATCGCCTTCAGCTTGTTCTTGATGGTTTCCACGTTGTCAGTCCGCAACTCATATTTGAATTTCTTTGCGAACGGAGGCCGCTTGCCAATGACATTCACGAACAGGATCTCATCCTCGGCAAAGTTGGTCAGTGACCGGGACTTCCCGCTGCCGCTTTTGCCGTAAGTAATTACTGCTTCAGCCATTGTCTTCTTCCTTTCCTTTAAATAATTTGTTTTCCAGCGCATACTGCCAGAGGTCGTTTTCAGTCTTGAATCGCTTCATCATGCCGTCCGGGGTTCTGATTACCCACTGGCAGGCGGAATCTTTGTGATACAGAATGTCGTATCCGCCCGGCTGGTGAGAGACTACTTCATACGTGAATCCGAAATAGTCGTGGTACTTTACACTTGCCATTTGTTCGCCAGCCTCCTATACAGCGCATCCTTTTCAGCTTGGTTGTATTCAGGATGCTTTTTCAGTTCCTCATGAATCTCCTGCCTGCACAGGATTTCGCGTTCTCTGATGGCAATAGCCTTCTGCTTCGGTGCAGTATTTTTCATGTATTCATCTCCTGTCTCCCACACATGGGCAACATATTTGTAGGTGCATACATCGCAGGAATAAATGATGTGCGGGTCTTTGCCGTCCTTTTTCTTATTCGGTTTGGCATTAGGGTTTGCCGGGCGGAAACTGCGTCCGATGCGGCCTTCCTTACAGATAGGGCACTTGAGAGCATCATCGCCGGTCGGCAGCATCTCACCCCACGATTCCGGGAAATGCTCCATACAGAGGATCTCAAACAGGGCACCTTCGTATTTCACCTTGTGCCGCACTGTCTTCAGTTTCCCGGCGTCTCCGAAGAACTTCTCGCACTCCGAAATTGTCTTCAGCGCCTGATTGTCATGCGGATCTGCCCGGAGTTTTGCCAGCGCGTTGATGTAATCTTTCATGGCCTGTGCCTTCACAGCGCGCATCAGCTTTTCAACAGTCTCCTCGGTGCAGTTGGCCACATAGGCTTCATGCGGAGTCGGAGTGAACATGGAATCGAAATCTGGCATCCGGTATCCATTACCATTCCCCATCGTCGTCACTCTCCTCTCTCAGATATTCATCGGCGTCCAGCTGCCGGGTGCATTCACTGCATCCAACGATGTCACCATCGATGTCGGCAATGACATAGTCGTACATTTCGGATCCACACGCAGGGCAGCAGAGATACTTTGGTGGATCAGGTGGTTCCAGACGGTAATCTGGCGGATCATTTGCTTTTATAGTCATGGTCAAACCTCTCTTTAAACCAAGAACCATCTTGGTATATTTTCTCGGCGTCTGATGCCCACGATTCCAGATCCCAATCCAGCGCCTTGATCAGCTTGTAGGCAACTGTTATCGATGGGATGACGCCTTTCTTTTCGTACTGGGTAACTGCGTTGCTGCTGAGATCTGCTTTATAGGACAGCATGATTTGGCTGTAGCCTTGGCGTTCCCTACGCCTCTTCAATGCCTCTCCCCAAGATCTTCGCGTCGCGTAGTCTGCGTTTGAGGGCATCTATCTCCACCTCCTTCTCAGCAATGACCTTGTCTTTATACCGGAGGTTGCTCTGTGCTTCGGCCAAGATGCAAGCGAGTTGCGCGGTATAGGCCTTCTGAATGTTGATCGCTTCGTGATACTCTCGTGTCATCTTCGTGATCTTTTCTTTCAGCCTGTCATTGCTTTTCTGGTATTCAGCGTTTGTTACCAATGGCCGCCTGCACTTTCCGCAGCTTCAGCTGCCCTTTGAGTTTGATAATCTGCTCATCAAGCCGGTCAATGATTCTGCGCTGGTTGATGATCATCTCATCCTTTGCCGTGAACGGTTGTTCCGGGCAATCAGCGTAACGGTCATCAAATGGTGTGAAATCCTCCGGGGCAACATACTGTTTGAGTACCCGGTCGACTTTCTCCTTGGTCACCCACATGACGCCGACCTTGTTCTTGTTCAGGACGTCTTCGTCCTCCTCGTTGGTCGTCATATAGGCCACTTCCAGTTCCGTCTCGGTATACCGGCGATTGAAGATGCGCTGTGCCTCATATATCTTCTCCGGTTCCCAGCCGTAGTCCTCTTCCAGCATCTGCCCCAGAGCGATGGTCACGGCATCCAGAACATACTGCCGGGATCGCCACCAGTTCTGATTCTCACGTTCCTCTTCCTTGGACATGAGGTCATGGAGGTATTCAGTGTGCTGTTTCCCTCCGCGCTTTACAGCCTGCTTACTCATTTGATTCCGTACCTCCTCTTGTACCGTTCCCGGAAAGAACGAGCGTAGTGCTGATGGAGGTTTTCCTCATCACGCATTTGCTGACGGACTTCTTTGACGCGCTCCTGCTCTTCACGCCACTCCAGATATTCTGGTTTTTCACATTGGGCATGGCAGCGCACCTTACGATCCGAACACTGATAACAAGGGCGTTTCTTCATTGGGAGTCTTCTCCTTTTGACGCATAAGGTAGTAGGATCCGTTTCCGTTGTTCATAATCAACCATCCTTCTCCGTCTGCCTTCAGTTCTTCCCTCGCCTTGTCAATCAGCTTCAGCACTTTCTTCTTCGGCATATCCAGATGCCGGGACAACAGCGCAATCGGTTTTGCACCCTTCTGGCGGAGTGTCAGTTCGGCCAGCAGGGAATCAACATCCATACTGTGTTCAGCCATGCAGAGTCCCCTCCTCATAGATGCAGTTTTTCTTGATCAGGTCATAGCAAAAGGCCTGCTGCGCTTCTGGTGACAGCATCTTGTATGCTTCGATCAAGATGAATGTCTTCAGCCGGTTCTGCGAACCTTTGCCATATCCGCTCAGAAATTCTCTGGCGCGATCACCCATAGAAAGTAGTTTCACAACCAGACGCATATCACGTGGTTCACCGCAGTGCATCTTGCACCACTGGCCAATGATGTTGTTCAGCCGGGTGCCCATGTCATATTCCACAATGGGTTTATCCAACAGTTCCTTCGGAATCGGAAGGGTCATTTCGATATTCCACTCGAAGAGATAATCAAGGACTTCCTCGATATCATATTTCTGGGTCGCCTTCCACAATTCCATCGCAGTCTCCTGCGCTTCTTGAATTTGGTTTACGATTTCCATTCGCGTTCCTTTCCTTGCCGGGGATCAGCTTGTACTCCTTGCCCGGCGCTTCAATCAGTTTGTTACGTTCCTTACCTTTGACATACGGGCGGACAAAAGTCATGCTGCCGTTCTTGTTGTGCCGGTAATGGCCACGAACGTTCCATGCCGGGCAGACATACACAGTTTTCAACCGTTTCTGTTTCTTCCAGTCAGTCTTCAGCGTGTAGCACCTATAAAGACGGACTTCATTCTTCTTTCGCTTGCCAGAACGGTGCGTGTTGATTTGCTTCTTTGCCACCTTCTCTTCCACATTGAAAGACTCCAGCAAGCCGTACTTTGCAATGTAGTTTTGCACAATCATGAATTGAGAGTAGAGTCCCATCCAATTGAGCATCCCTTTTTCATTGACGACCTTGTCATAAAACCATTCTTTTGCGCCAGAGACATACCAGTGCTTATTTCGGATATCGGCATAGATTTCGCCATGCTCATCAACCTCTGCATCAATATCACAGGAAAAAAGGTGATTTTGCATATGCAGGATTCCAGTCGCATAGTTATAGTCGTAGTCGAAATCCATTTCATGGTTCTCTGCATCTTCAAAATTAAGACGAATGCGAAGGCTTGGAATGGCAATCAGGTGCGGATTCAGTTTACCTCTCAATTTCTTGTGCATCTCTTCACACAAAGAAAATGATGTTCGCACTACATCTCTCGGCATTGACTTTTTCCTTTCCACACCGTATAATTACAGTGTTCACATTCCCTTGCCGTCGGCGGAAGTACCAGTTCCGTTGGCGGCGCTTTCTTTTGTAATCCGCACCGTGCCTTGCATCCCTTGTTCCTGCATCCAGAGGCGGATCACTTCGCGCATAAATTTTTCAGCACTCATTGTCTTTACCCTCCAGCAAACGTGCCAGCGCAGCGCGCACTTGCTTTTCAGCATTCACCGGAGTCCTGTGACCGTTGAGAATCGCGCTCAAATACTTCGCGTCCCAACCGATCTCGTCGGCCAACTGCTTTGCCGTGATTTTGTTGACGTGCATCGCACCTACGATTTCGCCAGTCCACTTTGGCATTCTTTCACCTCCAATCCAAATAATGTTACGGAATTGTAATTTCGCTGTTGACATTAGTAAGCATTTATGCTATCATATGATTACTTAGTTCAACCGGATAGCTTACCTTTTTCAGCGGCATCATGATAATAGCACACCTAAGTTATCATGTCAATAGGTTTAGCTGAAAAAAGTTAGCTTTGTCGTCATGCACAAATTTAGGAGGCTAACTGAAGTGTTTTATGATCGTTTTAAACAATTGTGCGATGCGAAAGGCATCAGTGTAACCCGCGCGACAGAGGAAATCGGCCTTGCGCGCACCATTGGAACCAAGTGGAAGACCACCGGAGCCACTCCTCGCGGAGAGACTGTGCTGAAGATTGCAGAATACTTTGGTGTGTCTGTTGCGGATTTGCTGGAGGATGACAATGATGATGCCACCCTCAACATGACCTATGAACCAAAGAACCGGGACGCCGACCTTCAGCGCGCCCTGCTGGGGCATACGGTTTCCAAGGAAACATGGGAAAAGATACGTACTGCTGCGAGGGAAATCGCTTCTTCCGAAGAAAACGCCAGAGGCTCCAATTCCAAACCTACACTCGCCGAAGTAAAAGAAATGTTACAAAGTTTAAATGACTACTTTGATTCGCAGAAGACCAGCTGAGAGGGGTGCCTATGAGAGTTGCATTGTATTGTCGCGTATCCAGTGAGGAACAAGTACGCAACGGATTGAGCCTCGGTGCCCAGATTGACCGGCTGCGGCAATGGGCAGCAGAGAAACGGGCAACCGTCGTCGGCGAGTACATCGACGCTGGTGTGTCCGGGAAACTGCCATATAAAAAGCGCCCGGCACTGTCCCGGTTCATCCAAGACATCCAGAGCGGTTTGAAGGTCGATTCACTTGTGTTCATCAAGCTGGATAGATTCTATCGCAACGTAAAGCTGTACTATCAGGTCGTTGGCATCATGGAGCAGTACGACGTCTCATGGATTGCAACAGAGGAGAACTATGACACTGCCACCACGGACGGGCGCTTCAAGACAAACATAATGCTGGCCGTTGCAGAGCAGGAGGCCGACCGTGTCAGCGACCGTATCAAATTCGTCTTTGAGGACAAGAAGAGTCGCGGAGAACCGACGTCCGGGAAGATACCGTATGGTTACAAAGTGGTTGACAAGCACCTTGTCCCGGATGAGGAGACTGCACCCATCGCGCAGGAGATCTTCCAGAAGTACCTCGACCTTCGCTCGATTGCTGACACAATCCGTTGGTTGTGGGACGCTCATGGTATCTCCCGCTGCCCGTCTGGGATGAGGCAACTACTAAGCAACAAGCTGTACCTTGGATCCGATAACCATCCTGCACTAATCGACCGGGAAACATTCCAGCGCGCACAGGAACTGCTGGCGTCCAGAGCGAACCGGCATTCGCCTTCCGGGAAGACATACCTCTTCGGTGGCCTTGTATACTGCCGGGACTGCGGCAAGCGCATGAAGGCATACCAGCCAGCCAAATACGAATACTACATCTGCCGGTACCATGCCGACTATGGCAGCTATAAATGTATCAACAAGATATCCACCCGGCAGGACAAGCTGGAGGAATACCTTCTGGAGAACCTTGTTGACGAGATGGTGAAGTACAACGCCACGATTGAGATTAACGATAATCCTCCGAAAGACAAAGACAGGATCCGTAGGAAGATGGAGAAACTGAAAGACCTATATCTGGATGACCTGATCGATAAGCAGATATATGAGCGGGACTACACTGCTCTCCAGAATGAACTGTACGAGCCTGAGATTGCCTCCAAAACGGTCGATATCGGTTCTTTGCAAGACACCATCAAACTGTACCGATCTCTATCAAAAGAGTCCCAGAAAGCTGTCTGGGGGCGAATTTTGAAACGTATCGAGATAGATCACGACGGAAATATTTTTTTAATTCCAAATTAACCTTATTTTCACTTACCATTCGGTTACTCACAATAAGGTAACAAGAAACCCCCTGCCGAAACAGGGGGCATTTTTTATTCCTGAGTGTCTTTCGGAACAACGATAATGTCGTTCTCTTTGTGGTAGGCAATGTTGCTGATGCCCAGAATTGCACCAAGAAACATACATACGGCTGCGCTTGTCTTAGCCACTTCCTCTGCATAGGGGAACTGCCAGATCGCACTCAGCGACACGTACAATGTCGTAAGCGCCGGGATGAAAACAAGAACGAGCCATTTCAAAGTGTCGAATACGGAATTCGGAAGTTTCATACTTATCCCCTTTCTAATTCTGCCAGACGCCGGTCGACGTCTGTCATGTGTTGCTTAATTGCTGGTATGTTCTCCGCGAACATTTTTGCATAGTTGTTATGTGACCTGATGTCCTCTTTCATGTCGTCCATCTTGGCCTCCATAACAGCCAGCTTTTTATCCATGTCGGCGGCCTGCTTACGTGTCGTCGAGACGATTGCAATAATCGAACCGGCCAGAGAAAAGGCGCCGGTGATTAATGCAATAAGAATTGCTTCGCTCAATGGTATCACCCCGGTACATTAATGATTTCAATCCAGTCATCCTCATCCACTACTCCGTTCACCTCTACGTCTCCGCCACGATCTTTCACATACTTCTGCCACTGACGGGTTGCGTTATCAGTGTCCAGTCCAAACTCACCATCGGCGTCCAGTACATATCCCCAGCATTGCAGGAGTGCTTGCCATGCGCGGACTTGTGCTATCGGCATGCCCATTCCGTCGCCGTACTCCAGATGGAGATACGTTCTGCGGAATTTTGGATGGATGATATCGAACTCTTCAGATTCAATTGTATCATCAATGCCGTCATCTGCATCATCTGATACGATTGACTCTGGCTCCGCAACGACTGCCCAATTCGGCCTGCCGAATCCAGCGATGATGTTATCGCCTTTCCACTTGTACTGCGTCCTGCACACACTGTCGGAGTAGTTGCCTTCCACGCACACAATGGTGTCACCGTGAACCTCGACTACAATGCCGGTATGGTTGATCGCGCCGCCATAGAAAAAGAAGATCTGGTCGCCAACCTCCGGTTCCCGGTAGAACGCACCATTACGCTTGTATGCATCAGCAGACAGAGAGCAGGCAGCGAATCCAGACGGGCGCTGGTAGGTCATTGCTGTTGCATCCTCATATCCGAAGCATGCAATGTATGCGGCATCGACAAACACGTCGCACCAAGGCACTGTCCCTGCTGAGAAACCATACAGCTTCACATCCCACTGGCCATCAGCATATTTGTTGCTGCCATCGTATCCCTCGTGGTACCCAATCTGGGAACGGCACCAGTCAACGAGTTTCTGCTTCGCTTTTGTAACTGTCATCATTGTCGAGCGCTCCTCCGATGAAATGTGCGTCTGCACGACATTCTGGACATACTCCGGGGTCGTTCTTCCCGCTGCTTCTGTACTCTCTTCCGCACTTACTGCATCTGAGGATTTCGCAGTGTCGGTTCGCCCAAATCCGAAGACGCCCTCTAACCACTTCAAAAAAATCATTTGGTGTCATCATTGCCTCCGAAATCAATTGGGCAGGCATCGGCACCGCATGACGATTCCGCTACATAGATCGGTTCGATGCACTCATCAACAAACATCTCTAACTCATCCTGCGTAATCATGATTTACACCTCGATTTGAAAAATGAGATGCACTTTTTGTGCTTAATAAGTGCATCTCGATTCTAAGATCAAAAAACCTCAAGTTTTTGAACTTACAGTTGCTATAGCCAAGCCTTCTACCAACAGCTATACCGTGGTCTACACCGTATGTTATTTACAGCCACACACTGCGGCTTTGGCATGGTAGACCGTCCCTTTGTTAAAATTTAGTTACTTACTAATTGCTCCATTTAAGTCATTAACAGATTAAATGTATCCGTACACTTTCAAAGCTGATAGAACTATCAATTCTGTTATTGGTAGCATAATGCAAACGAAATCATACCATTTCATTTAATCACTCTGTTTCCTCTACAGCTTCATAAAAAGCATCTTTTGCGGTGTTGCTCAACCATCCGTAACGTTGGGTATCCTCGATAAGGATAATAGCGTAATCAATGGTAAATTCACCACTTTTCACACAAGCGATAAAGGCGTTAATAACTCTCTGTTCACGTTTAGACATTTTTATTCTCCTTTCAATGTTCCAATGTTAAAGCGGTTAATGCGGATGTGTTGGTTATAGGAATAAAAGATATTGTTATATCTTCAACGTATTGGTCTTGTATTCCTCTTGAAATTAAGTACACAGCTAAATTGCCATGCTGAAATGCTTCAGCAACTGTATTGTCGTCTAATGTATAGGCATAGGGTGATGATCTGTTGGAAATTGTCTTTGTTATTAATTGGTTATTCTCATTTTTAGTTGCAAGAACTATTGTGAACTCTCCAAGTCCACTTGTTGGCGCGTTATGCGTTACAATTATTGCATACTTTAGAAAAGGAATTGTGTTGATTGCCTTGATTTCAACGAAATCGTTGTCGTCAATGCGGTTTGAAAGATCAGCAACAGAATTCAAAATTAATTCTCGACAGTTTGTGCCTGTTAGTGGTACACCTCTGAAAAAAGAGCTTGTTAACGTACCTGTTATTTTAATGTGATTTTTTGAAATATCAAAATTTCTATGCGTTGCGATAATTGATTCATTAAAATTAAAAAGGTTTTCAAATAACGGAAAAGCGAAAAGTCCACTGTTACTAATTGATTCCTTTAAAGCACCAACATCATCTGCCAGAACAGCCGGTTTTACATTGGTGTTGGTCTGAATTGTCCCTCCCACAGCAATAGCAGCGGTGACAATATGGAGTACACCCTTCCAGTAAAAATACTCACCTACAGCGTGTGCGACTGTCGCAGTATTCGTGGATTCCGGTTTGCCTGCGATCATCGCATTCTCTTTATCCTTGAAGTGGTCAAGGCCTTCAAGAGTAATTTTCTTAGACATATTCTACCTCCTTCATGAGTATAGTGCCGCGTCAATATCGGCGTTTG